ATGCAGATCACCATCGACACGCCTTACGTGACAGTTCAGGAGTTCGCACGCCGTTCCGGGCTGTCCGATCGTTCGATCCGCCGAGAGATCGAGCAGGGCCACTTCATCGTTCGCCCGAAAGAGGGAAAGGGGGAGAAGTCCACCGTCTTCATCAACATGGTCCACCTGGCCATGGAGGCCGCCGAGCAGGCCGAGCGCGTGCGCGGCCAGCAAGGCACCTCCGCAGCCGCCCAGCGCTAAGGGGGCGGCATGAACTTCGAGGACATTTACCGGCTAGACGTGATCCAGGCCCTGGAGAACGACCACCAGCTGGACTTCAAGGACATCGGCGACACCTACCTGCAGAAGGGCGTCTGCCCGAAGTGCGGCCACCGCACCCTGTACGTCAGCCGCAAGCAGCCCTTTCAGCTGGCCTGCAACCGGCTGAACGAGTGCCGCCACACCGAGAAAACCCGCGAGCGCTACAGCTACCTGTTCGAGAACCTGAGCGAGCGCTTCCCCAGCACCGAAGCCAACCCCACCGCCACCGCCGATGCCTACCTGCAGCGCAACCGGGGCTTCGACATCAGCAAGATGAAGGGCTGGTACACCCAAGAACGCCGCAAGCTGGCCGACGAAAGCTGGGGTGACACCGTGCGCTTCCCGCTGTGCGACGGCTACTGGGAACGCCTGATCGACGCCCGCGCGGTTGCCCGCAACGACGGCAACAAGGCCGGCATCAAGTGGAAGATGAACTACAAGGGCCAGGGCTGGGTGCCGCCTGGGCAGACCTTCGAGAAGGGCGACCGGGTGTACGTGGTGGAAGGGATTTTCCACGCCATCGCCCTGCACCTGGCCGGCTACAAGGCCATCGCCGCCATCAGCTGCAACAACTTCCCCTGGCAGATCATCGAGGCCCACCAAGGCAAGCTGATCACCTGGTGCATCGCCCTGGACAACGACAAGGCCGGGCGCGCCGTGGTGAGCAAGTACCTGGCGCAGATCCGCAAGATGAAAGAGATCGGCTGGGTGGCCCTGGGCGAAGAAGGCCGCGACTGGGACGACGTGTACCGCGACGGCCAGTTGGACGACGCCTACCTGCAGGAAGCCTGCTATCAGGGCCGCCTGTTCTGCGCCACCACGCCGATGAAGAAGGCCTACCTGCTGTACCTGAAGAAGCGCACCGGCTTCTTCCTGGTGGAGTTCGGCAGCTGCCTGTATGCGGCGCGGGTGAACCTGACCGAGCTGCAGAAAGACATCGAAGGCGACGACATCGAGGGCCACCAGCCCGAGTTCGCCAAGCACACCACCATCACCGAAGTGGCCAACTGCCTGCCGCGCTTCGAGTACATCGAGCGCGATGCGGTCTCTGGTGAACAGCGCTTTTTCTTCAGCTTCGAGTTTCCCAACTCCCGCCGCAGCTGCCGCGAGGCCCTGCCGCCCAGCTCGGTGAACGACCCGCGCAACTTCGCCAAGGCCCTGATCGAGAAGACCCCCTTCGGCACCTTCGAGGGCGGCGAGAAGGTGCTGGCCATGCTGCGCAAGGAATGGCAGCGCGACGCCCGCACCGTGCGCACCCTGCCTTACATCGGCTTCGACGACGACACCGCCGCCTATTGCTACCCCACCTTCGGCTACCACAGAGGAAAAGAGATCATGAACAACGAGCACGGCTACCTGGACGTGAATGGCGAGGGGCTGAAAACCTCGGTGCGCAGCATGGCTGTAGTCCGCGGCGGTGACTTCGATCCGGAGTGGTTCGCCGACTTCATGGCCGTGTTCGGCCTCAACGGCCTGGCGGCGCTGGCGTGGTGGACAGGCACGCTGTTCGCCCAGCAGATCCGCGCGGCGCAGGCGTCATGGCCGTTCCTGGAGCTGACCGGCGACGCCGGCGCGGGCAAGTCCACCCTGCTGCGCTTCCTCTGGATGCTGGTCGGCCGGCGCAACGAGGAAGGCATCAAGCCCAGTGGCAGCGGCGCCTCGGCCATCGGCCTGCTGCGAGCCATGGCGGCCGTCAGCAACCTGCCGGTGGTACTGCTGGAGTCCGACAAGACCACCACCGACGCCATGGGCCGCGAGGTGGTGGTGCAGTACAACTGGGAGGACATCAAGCCGCTGTTCGACTTCAACGCCAAGCTGCGCGTGACCGGCGTCAAGAGCACCAACGCCGACACCGAGGCGCTGCTGTTCCGTGGCGGCATCTGCATTTCGCAGAACGCCAAAGTGGAAGGGCATGAGGCGATCATCACCCGCATTGTCTACCTGCACATGACCCGCGCCCACCACAGCCCGGCACTCAAGCCGCTGGCCCAGCGCCTGCGCGGCATGGAAGTGGAGGACGTGGCCGGCTTCCTGCGCGCGGTGCTGAGCGACGAGCGCGGCTGGCTGGAACGCTACTTCGCCGCCTTCGCGCACTACGAGCAGCGCTTTCAGGCCCTGAACGGCGTGGAGCACAGCCGGATCGTGCAATGCCACGCCCAAGTGATGGCCGCCGCCAAGGCCACCCAGGCGCTGTTCCCGGGCTGGACGGACAACGACCTGGAAGCCCTGGCCAAGCACCTGGAAGGCTGCGCCCTGGAGCGGCAGCAGTGCATCGGCGCAGAGAACCGTAGCGCCGCGCAGTTCTGGCAGATCTACCACTTCCTGAACGAGGACGTGGTGACCACCACCGACAGCGACGGATCCCGCGAAGAGATCCGCGAGCGCCTGAACCACAGCAACGACCGCGACCTGATCGCCATCAACCTGGAGCACTTCCAGCAGGCCTGCCGCCAGGCCGGCATGGAGGTAATCCCCGCCGTCACCCTGCGCCGCGTGCTGCCGCTGAGCACCACCCACCGCTTCATCGAGGTGCGCAAGGTGCGCTCCAAGCTGGAGAAGCGCCCCCTCAACTGCTGGGTGTTCGCCAAGCGGGGGAAGGAGTGATGAACAGCGGGATGAAAGTGGGCCTGGGTAGGCCTGACAGCGGCAGCCGTGTTTTGTGCGTATCCCCTTATTACATCCAGAACATTCGGAACATTAAGAAAACAGAAGAAAAACACCAGCAGAAACAGAGCCTTACAGCAGTAAATCTGTTCCCCCTCATGGAGAACAAACAGAAACAAACCGGGACAAATTACGGAACGCAGGTTCTGGCGGTGTTCCGGAATCCAACTTTCCCAGCAGATCGCTGCATCCCTAGTGCCATGCGGGCTGTAGCGAAATCGCCAGAAAACCCGATCCGGAATGTTCCACACCCCCCGGAACATTTTTTTAGCGCTGCAAGCCACGGAATACGCGGGCTACAGCAATGCGCCTGGGTGCCTGTTCCGGATGTTCTGGACGTTCCGATGGCATGCGCGGGGTTTTGGTTTTCCGCGCCCATCTGCGGCCCGGCGAGGTGCCCGCCATGGCCGAGCTGAGCCCCACCGAGAACCACCGCCGCGACTGCCTGGCCCGCCACTTTCTCAACCACTGGACGCGCCAGGACATCGTGGACTGGCTTGAGCACCCCAAGCGCGGCAAGGCCTTCCGCGACGACATGCGAGCCCGCCTCAACCGACTGAAACAGGAGTACCGCAAGCGATGAACGCCATTACCCAAGCCCCCCAGCGCTGCCCCCTGGATCAAGCGACCGGCCGCGACTTCCCCCGCTGGTGGCACCGCGCCGCGCAGCTGGTGGATCTGCCGCTGGGCCAGCGCGACCTGGATGTGACCGGCGCAGGCCTGGCGCAACTGCTCAAGCGCCTGCAGGCGCTGGACACCCCGCGCCGCGCCCTGCTGCTGACCATGGCCTGCCTGGCCAACCCGCAGCGCGCCGCCTGGCTGCAGACCGAGGTCGGTCTGCACGTCGGCCAACTGACCGCCACCGACCTGGGCGCCGAGGTGTTCCAGGTGCTGGTCGGCCTGCTGGCCACCTTTCACCCCGCCCCGAGCAACTGAGAAGGAACCCCACCATGAGCAATTCCCTGCAAGACGCCCTGCACCAAGCCACGGCCTACCAGCGCCTGCGCCCCGCCATCGTGAAGGCTGGCGAGCATGCCCTGGGCCGCCTGGTGGTCACCGCTGTGCGCCCGACCGGCCAGGGCGCCGTGATCGGCCGCTTTCTGCTGGGCCTGTATGACGGCCCCACCTACCCGTTCGACCTGACCGAGCTGCGCGGCCTGGATCTGCCGCTGTTCGAGGACTGCATGCGGGTGCTGATGATGGATTACAGCCCCGAGCTGGAGGTGCACGAGCGCGTCCCGAACGGGCAGGCGATCTGGCGCGAGCTGGTGGCCATGTGGGGGCAGGGGGTAACGCAGTGATCGTGTTCTACGTGGCCAACGGCATCAGCTGCCAGATCGGCCTGCCATCGAGCTACCTGGAGAACGCCACCGCCGAGGATCTGGCCGAGCTGCTGGCCAGCGACTTCTGGCGCCATCGCCCAAGCGAACAGCCATCCCTGGTGACATTGGTTCACCTGATGGACGTGGATGGCAAAGACCTGGGGATTTTCGAGGTTCGGCGCGATATGCGCCCGGTATTCACCGCCACGGCCCTGCCGGCGGCGTGAAAGAAAGGTGCCGGTGGAGCTGCAACTCCCCGGCACCAACCACCACTGAAAGGAGAAATGCGATGCAAGCACAACACCATAGCGGCAGCACTGCGAAGGCTACCACACCGGCCATCCACCTGCTGGGCCAGGCCCTGATCGGCTTCCAGGTGAGCCGCAGCCAGGCCTCCCGCGAGCACCTGGAGAAACTGGCCACCCAGGCCCAGCAACGCGGCGAGCTGACCGCCGCCGATGCCAGGGTGATTGCCACCCTGCTGGCCGCCCCACGCAAACCACGCCCCACCACTTTGCACGCTGTCTGATAGGAGATCCGCATGATCATCACCACCCGACTGAGCGCCGGCAGCTACGTGGCCCGCGCCAAGGGCAACAAGGCCACCGCCAGCAGCGCCGAGAGCGCCCGCCGTGCCGCCGAGAACCTGGCCAGCAAGCTGGGCAAGAACCCCGACCTGGTGGAGCTGGAAAGCGACACCGACGGCGTGTGCACCTTCTCGTTACCGGAGGTGACCGATGTCGAATGAGCTGCTGCCCTGCCCGTTCTGCGGTCAATCGCCGCTACTTAATGAGCACCCAGCCCACAGCCATGCGCTGCAGGTAGGGGACTGGAAGATGCCCGACCATCCCGGATCCTGGACGATTGAGTGCCCAGCCTGTTCGTGCGGCATGATCGACGGTGACCGCGCTGCTGTCGTCGCCATGTGGAATCGTCGTGCGGCGGCAGCGCCCGCTGTCACCTGCAAGACGGCAACCAGCAACGACGCTCGCTACAACCGGGCCGAGGATCTGCAGCTGCGGTTGCTCCAGGTGGTCGATCTGGCCAGCCAGCTGGCCACAGAGGCGTTCGAGGGTTCCCTGGACGATCCGCTGGAGTCCTTTGTGGACGCCGTACTGGATCCGCAGCTGCAGCACCCAAGCCTGGCACCGCTGGCCGAGGTGCTGGGCCAGCCTGGCTGGGAACGGGAGGAATGGGAAAGTAAGCGCGACCATGAACAGGCTGTGCTGCTGGAAAACTCCTACGACGCCCGCATGGTCTTTCATGGCTTCGGTGTCCAGTTCGGCACCCCTGTTCGCCAGTACCGCGACAGCGCCGCCGCCTGGGGATATTCCTGGGGCTACTACAACACCGTGTGGATCTACGCTGAGTCCCTGGAGGAAGCCTGGCGCATTGGCTGTGAGTGGGCCGAACAGAAGCACCTGCAGGCGCGGGAGAAGGCCGGCATCAGCGAGGGGGTGGCCGATGCGTAACCGTTTCCTGCGCGGCTGTGGCGAGGACGTGAAGCGCCTGGTCAGCTTCGCCGAGGCGGCTGGCTGGGTGGTGGCACAGACCAGGAACCTGCACCTGATGTTCAGCAAGGAAGGCCGCAGAGCGGTGTTTTTCAGCGGCACGCCCGGCGACCGCCGCGCCTGGCTCAATGCCAGGTCGCAGCTGATCCAGGCCGACAAGCTGGCAAGCTGACCGGGAAACCAAACCCAAATCTGGGATTTGAAACCATCAACCCACCACCAAAAAGGGGCGCCTCGGCGCCCCTTTTCTCGTCTGCATACTGGCCATCAAAAATACAACTCTGAGCCACATATACACCGAGCAATATCATTATATCGAAATTGCAATATTAAATATAAAGCCCAGCTGCAGCCCGCTAAAATCCTTGTGCGCATTTGTACTTTTGAGCTTTTGGCCATTTGTATATTTGCGCATTTGTTATGTTTTAGTAGGTGCAATATCACTATATCGAAGGGCGAATTAGCGAATTCTTTTTTCCACGAATTCTGTAATTCTTGAATACGTAATCCCGTAACCCCGTATTTACGTAAAAGGCCCGCAAGGCCTAGCTTTCAGCCCCTAACATGGGATATGAAAACGACTCGCCGCCTAACATGGGAATTGAAATATGCAAGCCGAAAAAAGTGCTTGACCGCGCAATTTTTTAATCAGTAAAGTTCGCCCCGTTTCCACACGCTGAAATGGAGTTGTAACAATGTGTACCGTCGCAAAGGAACTAGGATCGCTGCGCGAAAAGTTCGACGAAAGCCGAAACTCTCTGGCTCTACTTATTGAGTTGGTATCGTCAGGTGTCGAACTTTCAGAGCGAGGGAAAGCTGGCCTGCTGGATATGGGGATGTGCCAGTTGCGCCACCTGGACGAGGCGGCGAACAGTCAGGCTGAGATGGCGGCGCCAAGCTGCGCGAACAGCTCCCGCTGCTGATTCCTGGGCATGTTCCGGAGGCGGTCGAACAGCAACTGATCGACCGCTTTAGCCCCCGGCCTGGTGGTGTGGGAGTAGGCCAGGTTCACGACGAACTGATGGCCACATTCCAGGCATAGGCAATACAGGTTCGTGTAGTCCACAGACAGTTCGTTGCGCGAAGAGATCCGCGCCTTACCGTGACACTCCCGACATACGATCCGCACTGTATCCCCTCCCCCAAGGTTCCTAAGTGGGAACTATTGTGCCACAACATGTAGTGGCTCTATGTCATGTTGAACCCTATACGTCGATCTGCCCGCAGGGTTCCGTTCACCTGGAGGAACAGCTGGGCGATGGGGCGAATCTCGTTATTGGTGTACACCCGGTCGATCTTCTCGATGTCGCCGAAGCCGGCGCTGTTCTCCGGCATGATCCCCGCCAGGGCCGGGTTCATCCGGTGGGCGGCGATAACATCGGCGCGGGTGATGTTCTTGATCCGCTCGAACTCGTCTTTGGTGGCCACGTCCCCCACGGGGATGATCTGGATGGCCTTGTCACTGCCGCCGGGGATGTTGACGAACATCGAGCGGAAATTGCCCACGCCCTTGGTGCCTTCGATCTGAGCACGCAGGCGTTCCTCGTCCTCGTCGGTCAGATCCGGATCGTTGGTGTAGAAGATGAAGCCAGCGTGCGCGCCGTTGTTGTAGTAGCGGCGGCGGAACAGGGTGGCCGACTCGTTGAGCAACAGCGAGTGCATGCCGCCCAGGTAGTCGGGCACCCCGTAGACATCCTGCTCCACGTCGTAGTCCATGACGTGCTCCACCTCGTCCTCGGCGAAGTGCAGTTCCTGCCCGCCGGGCTGCAGCATGACGAAGCCACCACCCACTTTTCGCCGCATGTTGATCGCCGGCAGGTGCTGCAGCTCAAGCACCTGGCCGATGATGTTGCGCAGGCGCTGGAAGTAGGCTTCGCCGAACACCACGAAGTCGAGCGCGGCCCGGCCCATGGTCTGCGCGCTGCAGCCCGCCGAGGCGCGGAAGTCACGCAACAGCAGGTTGCGCTTGAACTTGGGAATGGCGCCGTGGTGGGCGTTCGCGCGCAGCAGCCGAGCGAGTCCGCGGCGCGACACCGGCGGGGTGTAGATCCTGCCGTCGTCGCTGGCGAACACGCCCAGGTACTCGCCCAGATTGCCGGCCAGCACCGATTCCGGCGCCCCGAACGTGAAGGCCCGAACGGGCGTTTGTGGTTGCTGTTGCTGCTCCGGTGTGTGCTCTGCCATGGCTGCCCTGTGAGAGTGTAGACCAGCGGCTGCGGCGCCGCTTGTTGGTGTTGAGGGGTTCGTTTGCCAGCGCGTGCATCACGGCCCAGGCGATGTCGGCGTGGCCGGTGGCATCGGTGCGGCTCGCGCTGTAGGTGATCTGGCCGCTGGCGGTGGCGCCTCGCTTGATCGTGAGGAAGGCGGCGGCGATGTCGTTCCAGCCGGCGTCCCATTCGATGCGGCTTCCCTGGATCGTGTCCTGGGCTTTCAGCACCAGGCTGTTCTTCGCCTCCAGGCTGTAGTGGATCGGCGTGGCGCGGGGGTAGAAGTCGCGCACCAGGTCGAACACCCCATAGCCGACGCCGGTCACGTCGATGCCGATGTGCTGCACGTTGAAGCGCTCGCACAGCCGCTTCACCTGGCTGGCCTGGTAGGTGAACGAGTGGCCCCGCCAGCTGTGCTTTTCCAGGATGCGGAACTTGCCGCCCTGCTCCAGCGGCGGCGCCAACACCACACAGGTGGCATCGTCGCGCGTGCGGCTGGGGTCATAGCCGAGCCAGACCGGGCTGTTGCCGAAGGGCCGTTCCGCCTTCGGATCGGGGTCATAGTCGGGCCACAGTGCGCGGTCTGAGTAGCAGCGCTCCAGGTCGGCCAGGGAAAAGACGCTCTGCGTGCTGTCGATGAATTTGCACATGTAGAGCTGGTCGAAACGCTCTTCGTCGTTCTCCAGGCGCAGCCGGTCGATGTCGAATAGATCGCAGCCCCCGGCGATGGCGTCTTCCAGGGTGATGACCTTGCGCCACTGGCCATCCGGGCACAGCGCCCCGGCGTGGATATGGGCTTCGCTGGGCCAGTCCTTGGCCAGTTTCTTGCCCCGCTTGCTGTTGCGGAATTCCTCGCCCGTCCAGAACGGGTACGCCTGGTGGGTGACCGCGCTGGGGGTGGAAAAGTAGGTTTTCCGCCACTTCGCATGCGAGGCCATGGCGCCGGCCAGGCCATCCAGCTTGGCGAAATCGCGGATCCAGAAATACTCGTCGATGTAGACGTGGCCGTGGTGGCCCTGAGCTGTGGCGCTGTTGGTGGAGAGGAAACGCAGCTCGGCCCAGGGCTTGCCGTCTTTGCTCAAGGTGATGGGGTTGCCCTTGAGTTCGAGGCCGAACCACTCGGCGGCGAAGGTAACGATGTAGCTGCGGAAAATCTCGGCCTGGGCCCGGCTGGCGGACAGGAACATCTGGTTGTCGCCGGTCAGCACGGCATCCATGAAGGCTTCGGCAGCGAAGTAATAGGTCAGGCCGATCTGGCGACTTTTCAGGATGTTGCGGATCCGCGCGGTGAGCGGGTTCCGCTTGGCGGCGAACAGTTCCTGCTGGTAGGCGAACATCTTGCTGGTGAACTTCTCCAGGAAGTCCGCTTCGGTCAGCTCGCTGATGTCGTTCTTCAGCTTCTTCTCGCGCCGCTTGCCGCCCCGCTCGCCCCGGTCACGGCGTCCGCGCTCGCCGCCCTGGCTGTCGCGCATCTCGGCCGGCACCTCGGCCAGCATCGGCGCCGGCCTGGCGGCTTGCTTCTGCAGGCGCTCGCGCAGGGTGGTGAGCCTGTCCAGCTCGTCCAGCTCGGCCTTGGCCAGGGTGCCGGGCTTCTCCAGCAGCAGGGTGATGCGCCGGCTGACGGCGGCCAGGGGTTCCTCGTCCGTCAGCATCTCGTCCCAGCCGCCCTTGGCGATCCAGTAGTAGACGATCCGGACATTCGGCAGGCCTAGCTGGGCCTGGATCTCGCGCGGTTTGCTGCGGCGCAGATACAGGCGCTTGGCGGCTTCTTTCACTTCGGTGGCGTATGGCATGGGCCGCAGTCTATGCGGCGAAGTGGCCTTAAACGCGCCCTATCGTTTCTAGTTATTCCTATTTTTATCAGATAGTTACAAGCCGATTTTAAAGCGTTTGTTTAGGTTCTGATCGGTGCCTATGGTGGCGGTGTCTGACCCACCCACCAGCGAACCGAACCCATGCCCCGAACCCTCGTCACCGACTGGAAACGAGTCGCCACCAGCGGCAAAACCGTAGACGGTCGCACCATCGACGCGCAGGAACTGCGCGATATGGCCGAGACCTACGACCCGGCCCTGTACACCGCCGTGATCTGGTACGAGCACATCCGCTACCTGGGCAGTTTCGGCACCGTGGCCGCCCTCAAGGCCGAGGACGACGCCGACGGCAAGGTGGCTCTGTATGCCCAACTGAAGCCGAACGACCGCCTGCTGCAGCTGAACAAGGACGCGCAAAAGCTGTTCACCAGCGTGGAGATCCAGCCGGACTTCAGCGACACCGGCAAGGCCTACCTGCGCGGCCTGGCCGTCACCGACGAGCCGGCCAGTGTCGGCACCCAGGAACTGCACTTCTCGCGCCGCGCCGATTCCGGCAACCACTTCGGCGGCCTGGAACCCCTCGGTGATCTTTCCCTGACCGACAGCGAGGAAGCCGCTGCCGCTTCCCTGCTCGTCCGCCTGTTCAAGAGCCTGCCAGGCCTGGGCGGCGCCGCATCCCCCGCAACCCCCAACGAGAGCACCCCAATGGATCCGAAAACCGTAGAGGCCTTCACGGCTGCGGTGGACAAGCTCGGCACCGTGGCGACCAGCCTGGAAAAGAGCGCCGCCACCTTTGCCGCCAAACCGGCCGACCCGGCTGCTGCCGCCACCACCGAACCGGCCAAGCCCGAAGGCGAGCAAGCCCCGGCGGTCACCCCCGAGCAGTTCGCCAAGCTGCAGGAAGGCCTGGAAGGCCTCACCAAGCTGTTCAACACCGCGCTGAATCAAGGCCAGGGCAAGGACGTGCCTGTGACCACCGGCGCCGCCGACGACGAGATGAAGGTGGATTGCTGATATGAAACTGAGCCAGTTTTCCCGCCAGCAGTACCACAGCCTGCAGGCCGCTATCGCCCGCGCCTACGGCGTGCAGAGTGCCCGCGAAGAGTTCAACGTCACCCCGGCAATGGCCCAGACGCTGAATGAAAAGGTCACCCTCACCTCGACCTTCCTGCGCCGCATCAACGTGATCCCGGTCAGCGAGATCAAGGGCCAGAAGGTGATGATGGGCCTGAACGGCCCGGCTACCGGCCGCACCAACACCCAGAACGCCGACCGCGTGCCGCGCAACCTGCTGGATCTGGACGCCCAGGGCTACGAGCTGTTCGACACCCACACCGACGTGGCCCTGCCGTTCGCCAGCATCGACGCCTGGGCGAAGTTCAAGGACTTTGCCAACCGCTACAGCACCGCCGTGCAAAAGCAGATCGGCCTGGATCGCATGATGATCGGCTGGAACGGCACCAGTGTGGCCGCCACCACCGACCGGGTGGCTAATCCGCTGCTCCAGGACGTGAACAAGGGCTGGCTGCAGATCGCCCGCGAACAGGCCCCGCAGCAGGTGCTCACCCAAGGCACCAAGGCCGCCGGCAAGATCCAGATCGGTGCCACCGGCGACTTCGCCAACCTGGACGCCTTTGTCTACGACCTGTCGCTGATGATCGACGAGGAACACCGCGACGGCGGCGACCTGGTGGCCATTATCGGCCGCGACCTGCTCGCCAAGGACAAGGGCAAGATGTACGCCGAACACGGCAGCACCCCGTCCGAGAAAGAGCGCGTGGAGATGGCCCAGGTGATCGACACCTACGGCGGCCTGCCCTCGTTCACCGCTCCGTTCTTCCCGTCCAAGGGCGTGGTGGTCACCAGCTTCGACAACCTGTCGATCTACTTCCAGGACGACAGCTGGCGGCGCTACCTGCTGGAGAACCCGAAGCGCTCGCAGATGGAGGATTACAACAGCCGCAACGAGGGCTATGTGATCGAGCAGCTGGGCAAGTTCGCCATGGCTGAGAGCGCCAACGTGGAGTTCGTCTAACCATGAGCATCGCCCTGGAGCATAAGAAGCGCATCCTGGGGCTCGGCAAGGCTGCCGGCGGCGCGGAGGTGTTCACCCCCGCCACCGCCCTGGCAGGCCCGGCCAACGCCCAGAAGCAGCTCACCCTGATGACCACCGCGCTGGCCGAGGATCTGGCCCGCCTTTCCGAGCTGAACAGCCTGGAGGCTCGCCAGCAGCTCAAGCGCGACGAGCTGCTGCCCAAGTACCTGGACTATGTGCAGCGCTACCGCGAGTCGGGCCTGAACCACCCGAACCCGGTACTGATGCAGGTGCTGGTCTGGCTGTTCGACACCGAGCAGTTCGAGGCCGGTCTTGATCTCGCGCTGTTCGCCATCGAGCAGGGCCAGGCGCTGCCCGAGCGCTTCCGCCGTGACGTGCCCACCTTCGTGGCTGACGCGGTGATCGACTGGGCCGAGGCCGAGCACAAGGCCAAGCGCAGCCCAGAGCCGTATCTGTCGCAGCTGCTGCCGCGCGTGGATGGCTACTGGGCCCAGATCACTGCCGAGGAAGGGGCTGCACTGCCGCAGCCGTGGCAGCTGTTCGAGCGCATCCCGGCGCGCTTCCACAAGCTGCTGGGCATCCTGGCGATGGAGCAACAGCAGTGGGCCGATGCCATCGACCACTTCGAGCGAGCCACCGCGCTTTACCCGGAGATCGGCGTGAAAACCCGTTCGGATGAAGCCGCCAAGGCCCTGCGCAAGCAGGAAGCCGAACAGGGCTCCACCACCTAACCGTCTACCCCCCGCAGCGGGGGCCTGCCAAGGCCGTGGCCTAGTGCCTACGTCTGACAGCAGTCACCCCCGCCTTTATTCCGAGATCGGCCAGCCATGAGCTTTTCCGGCACACCCACCACCTTCGTGGAACGCGCTATCCCCAATGACGGCTTCTGGCCGAACCTGGGCGTGGCCGAGTTCCAGGCCGGCTATCGCCTGCCTGCGGAGTTCCTGGTGGATCTGCTGGCCGATGGCATCACCATCGCCATGGGCGAGGTGAACCGCGACCTGGCCAAGCGGAAAACCGCCTGGCAAGCCGTAGGCATCGCCAGCGTGGAGACTGCCGACCCGCTGCTGCTGCCCGAGCGTGCTTTCTACGCCGCCGTCTACAAGCGCGCCGTGTACTGCCGCGCCAAGGCCTACCTGCTGCAGCAGTTCGCCACCGTCAACCGCCGTGCCGAAGCCGCCAACCTGGCCAAGGAAAGCCCCGAAACCCACGAAACCTTCCTGAGCTACAGCCAGCAGGCCGTGCGCCAGATCCAGGGCCGTGGGCGCATTACGGCGGTGCTGTTGTGATCAAGCTGCGCGCCCTGACCACTTTCCTGCTGGAAAGCCGCCTGGTGATGCCTGAGCAGTTGGACAGCTGGGCCGAGAAGGTGGAGCTGTCGCTGATCTGGAAGCACACCGAGCGCGGCCTGCACATGGGCGACATGCGCTACCAGGCCGTGATCGTCCTGGAGCGCTTCGCCGACCATCCGGGCCGACTGATGGCGCTGCTCGGCAGCTGGCTGGAGAACCACGACGGCGCCCGCGCCGACTACGACCTGGCCACTCCGCGCTTCGACATCGAGCAGCTGGACGACGACACCGCGGACGTGGAAATCAGCCTGGAGTTCGTCGAGCCGCAGCACCTGGCCGAGGACGAGAACGGCGAGACCGAGGCCTTCGGCAAGCGCTGGGGATTCGTGCCGTTCGATCTGTGGATAGCCGAGCAGGGCGAGGTAGGCCATGGCGGCTAGAAACACTTTCGACCTGGACGTGCGCGGCATGCTCGGCGTGCAGGCCTCGCTGGCTCTGCTGCAGCTGCCGCCGAAACTGCGCCGCCGCCTGCTGACCCGCGTTTCCAAGCGTGTGCGCACCATGAGCGCCCGCCGTGTGCGCGCCCAGCAGACCCTGGCCGGCGCCCCGTTCGAGCCGCGCCGCACGCCGTCGAAGCGCCGTCGCCGGATGCTCAGCGGCCTGATCAAGAACAAGTACCTGGACGTGGTGAAGGCCACCGAGGACGAGGCCCGCCTGGGCTGGAAAAACGGCCTGATGGGCTTCATCGCCGCCGAACACCAACACGGCCGCGCCCGCCGCTTCACCGCTGCCATGGCCCGCAAGGCCAACCCGATCAACTACGACGCGGATTGCACCGAAGAACAGGCCAAGCGACTGCGCCGCCTGGGCTTCAAGGTTCGCCAGCCGCGCGAGAACAAACGCGGCCGCCCCCGCTGGGTTCGTCCTTCCGTGGCCTGGATCCAGGCAAACGTGAAGTACGGCCAGGCGGGCCTGCTGATCCGCGAGCTGAAAGGCGAGCAGCCAGGCCCGAGCAGCTGGGAAATCAAGATGCCCCAGCGCGACTTCCTGGGCGCCGACCAGAACGACATCGCACAGCTGATTCAGCTTGTGCTCCACCAGATCCTCAACGCACCCCGATAGCGAGGCCCAGCAATGGCGCAAGGCAAAGTAAGCGTAAGAAACCTGAACCTGGGCCAGGGCCCTGTGACGGAAATCGAGCGCTATTTCCTGTTTATCGGCTTGGCCGCAAGCAACGTCGGCGAGCTGATCCCTTTGAACACCCAGAGCGATCTGGACACCGAGCTGGGCGCCGCCGCCAGCGACCTGAAAACTCAGGTGAAGACGGCACGCCTGAACGGTGGCGACCGCTGGGCCGCACTGGCCCTGCCCATCGCTGACGCCGCCGACTGGGAAGAAGCCCTGGACGCGGCCATGCAGCACGGCGTCAGCGTGGAGGCCGTGGTGATCTGCTCGCCGGTGACCACCGGCCCAGCGCTGACCGCCCTACACGCCAAGGCCGAGGCCATCAACAACCAGTACGGCCGCCGCCTGTTCATCATGGCCGCCACCAAGGGCATCGACGCCGCTAGCCAGGACTGGAACGGCTACCTGGCCGAGCAGAAGGCCATCACCCTGAACATTCTGGCGCCCCGCGCCCTGGTAGTGCCGCAGCTGCACGGCAATGACCTGGGCGTGCTCGCCGGCCGCCTGGCCATCGACGCCGTGAGCGTGGCCGACAGCCCCATGCGCGTGGCCACCGGCCCCGTGCTGGGCCTCGGCGAAACCCCGGTGGACAAGGACGGTGTGCCGCTGCCGTCGGCGATCCTGGCCGAGCTGGACAAGGCTCGCTTTTCGGTGCCGCAGACCTATCCGGACTACCCCGGCGTGTACTGGGGCGACGCCAACATGCTGGACGCCCCCGGATCCGACTTTCAGGTGGTGGAGTACCTGCGCGTGGCCGACAAGGCCGCCCGCCGCGTGCGCATCCTGCTGATCCAGCGTGTGGGCGACCGCCGCCTGAACAACACCCCCAACAGCATGGCCGCCAACAAGTCCGCGCTGATGCGCCCGCTGCGCCAGATGGCGAAGTCCGTGCAGTTCGCCGGCCAGCAGTTCCCCGGCGACATCGAGCCGCCGAAGGATGACGACATTGTGCTGGTGTGGATGAGCAAAACCCGTGTGGAGGCCTACCTGAAGCTGCGCCCCTACAACTGCCCCAAAGACCTGACCGCGAACATCGCCCTGGATCTTTCCAACGGCGACGAGGAGTAACCCATGGCCCGAATCAGTGGCATGAACTTCGACGTGAACCTGGGCGACCTGCAGGTACACGTCGAGAAAGCAAGCCTGGACATCACCGACAACAGCGCCGCAGTGCAGAGCAAGGGCGTGCCCGATGGTCATGTGGATGGCGACGTGTCCGCCAGCGGCGAGTTCGAGCTGGACAGCGCGAACTTCGCCCTGCTGATCCAGGCCGCCAAGAGCGCCGGCAGCTTCCGCAAGCTGGAGCCCTTCGACGTGGTGTTTTTCGCCAAGGCTGGCGACGACGAGCTGCGCGTGGAGGCCTTCGGCTGCAAGGTCAAGGTGTCCGGCCTGCTGGACATCGATCCGAAGGGTGGCAGCAAGACCACCCACAAGGTGCCGTATGACGTCACCAGCCCGGACTTCATCCGCATCAACGGCGTGCCGTACCTCGACGCCAGCGAGACCGAGGGCCTGCGCTGATGCCTGACTGGGTAGACCGCGCCGTGGCGCGCGAGGAACTGGAGCTGGAGCGCGCCCTGGCCGCCCAGCTGTCCAGCGCTCGCCCCGCCGGCCCCAGCCTGACCGATTGCGCGGACTGCGGCGACGAGATCCCGCCGGCGCGCCGCGCCTTCGGTGGCGTCACCCGCTGCCTGCCCTGCCAGACCACTTTCGAGAAAGGAAACCGCCGATGACCACCAGCCCCTGGCCGAACTTCAGCCTGGCCGAGCTGCGCTGTAAGTGCGGCCGCTGCGGCAGCACCGGCAGCGAGATGGACAGCGACTTCATGGACAAGCTGCAGCGCCTGCGCACGGCCTATGGCAAGCCCCTGGCGCTGTCCAGCGCCTACCGCTGCCCGCGCCATCCGGTGGAGGCCAAGAAATCCGCCCCAGGCGAGCACAGCACCGGCAAGGCGGTGGACGTGGCCATCCGTGGCCCGGAGGCCCTGCGCCTGCTGCAGCTCGCCCTGGAGCTGGGTTTTACCCGCATCGGCGTGAGCCAGAAGGGCAGCGCGCGCTTCCTGCACCTGGGCACGTCCGCCGACGGCCGTTTCCCCTCCCCTGCCCTCTGGAGCTACTGACATGCGCCGACTGATGACCGCCGCCGCCTTGACCGCCGCCTGTGCCCTGCAGGGCTGCGCCACCGAGAGCCGGCAGGCGGTGGCCGATACCGCCGCCACCCTGGTGGCCGTGTACTGCAAGGCCCCCGAGGATGCCCGCGAGAAGCTGCGCGAACGCATCGCCCAGGCCACTGCCCCGAACCGTGTCCGCGTGGAGTGTGCCGCCGATGCCATTTGAAAGTGACCTGGAGCTGCGCCACCACGCAGGGCAGGAACAGTGGGAGGTGATCCGCCCGCTATTCTACAAGACCCGCGCCGGGCGCCTGGTGATCGTGCCTGTGGGCTACCGCACCGACCTGGCCAGCGTGCCGCGCTTCGCCTGGCGCATCGTGCCGCGCGATCACGAATCGGCGCGCCGCCCGGCCGTGGTGCATGACTACATCTACACCGACCTGACCAAGACCTTCAGCAAGGCCGAGGCTGACCAGATTTTCTACGAGGCCCTGCTGGAGGAAGGCATGCACAAGCCCCTGGCCTGGCTCATGTGGTGCGCCGTGCGAATCGGCGGCCGTGGCAACTGGGGGCGCTGATGGAGCTTTCCCCCTTCGCCATCAGCGTGCTGCTGATGCTGACCGAGATGGCCCTGGCCGGCGTGATTGGCTTCCAGGTGTACCTGTTCAACCACATCAGCGCCGCACGCCGCGAGCACCTGGAGTTCCGCATTCATGTGGCCGAGCGCTACGTGAAAACCGAGCACATCGACAGCGCCCTGGAGAAGCTGGAAGAGCGCTTCGACAAACGCCTGAACGACTTTTTCAACAACCTGCAACAGAGGCACCGAGCATGAGCGAACGCCGCGAGATCACCCTGCAACTTGGCGACCAGGACTTCACCTTCACCCTCGACGCCAAGGACGTGACCAAGTACTTCAACTCGGTCACCCCGAACAACAAGGTGGCCCCCAGCCACAACCTGCTGACCACCACCGTGCAACAGACCCAGCTGGCCGCCCTGCGCCCGCTGCTGGGCAACCCGGTGCTGACCATGCAGGCCGCCGGCGCGCTGCTGGAAGAGTACGCCCCGGACGTTGAGGTGACCGTAAAAAAGCCCTCGCCCGCGCTGAACGACTGACCGAGGACGGCCTGGGCCAACTGATGGCCCTAGTCGAGCGCTGGCTACCTGGCGTAGAGCCCACGGCGGACAACCTGGGCACGGCCAAGTGGCTGGAGGACGAACACTGGCGCCGCATGGAGATTGCCGTGGCAAACGGCATCGCCAAGGCGCTGAACGGCTGAACCGAGCAAGCACGAATGGCCAGCACCGCGAGCAGCAAACTTCAATTCGTTCTGAGCCTGATAGACCAGGTGAGCAGCCCCGTGGCCAAGATCCACCAGGGCTTCGCTGACCTGGCGCAGAGCGGACAGAAGGGCATCACCCAGATGGGCATCGGCATGGCTGGCGTAGTCGGCACAGGCTATGCCCTACAGGAAGCCATGCTGCCCGCCCTGGAGCAGCAGCGAGCGCTCGGCCAGGTGAAAAGCCTGGGGGTGGCCGCTGAAGCACTGGATCTGCTCAACCAGAAGTCGCTGGAGTTCAGCGTGGCCTATGGCGAGAACGCCAGCGCCTTCGTTGCCTCGGCCTACGACATCCAGAGCGCCATCGCCGGCCTGACCGGCACCCAGCTGGCCACCTTTACCGGGGCATCTAACCTGCTGGCCAAGGCCACCAAGGCCGACGCGGCCGTGGTGACCAGCTACGTCGGCACCATGTACGGGATCTTCAAGAACCAAGCCGATGCCATGGGCAAAGGCGAGTGGGTGGAGAACCTGACCGGGCAGACCGCCCTGGCGGTGCAGATGTTCAAGACCACCGGCCAGCAGATGTCCGACGCCTTCACGGCCGTGGGCGCCAATGCCACCTCGGCCGGCATCGGCCTGTCCGAGCAGATGGCCATCCTGGGCCAGCTGCAAGCCACCATGAGCGGCGGCGAAGCGGGCACCAAATACAAGGCCTTCCTGTCCGGGGTAGGTGGTGCCCAGGAGAAGCTAGGGCTGACGTTCACTGACAGCCAGGGCCGCATGCTGCCCATGCTGCAGATCCTCGACAAGCTGAAAGGGAAGTTCGGCGACACCCTGGACGTGGCAGAGTCCGACGCGCTGAAAAAGGCTTTCGGCTCCGACGAGGCGGTGGGTCTGATCAAGCTGCTGATGGCTGACACGGCAGGGCTCACCAACAACATGGAGCAGCTGGGCAAGGTGAAAGGCCTGGAGCAGGCCGAGAAGATGGCCCGGGCCATGGTCGATCCGTGGCAGCAGTTCGGCAGTGCCGTGCATGCGCTGCGCATTGCCTTCGGCCAGGCTCTGCTGCCGGTGCTGAATCCGCTGATCGAGCAACTGACAGGCGGCGCCGCCACGGTGCAACGCTGGACGCACCTTTTCCCGAACCTGACGCGCCTGGTCGGCCTGGCCACTCTGGCAGTGGTCGGCCTGACCGCCGGTACCGCCCTGCTCACCTTCCTGTTCGGCGTTTGGCGCACAGCCGCGCTGCCGGTGGTAGCGGTGTGGAAACTGCTGACCATGGTGGCCTGGCGCAGTGTATTTGCCTTCCTTGGGCATGCCGTGATGATCACCGCCTACGTCGGCGGGCTGATCCTGCTGGCCACCTGGATGGGTGTCGTGCGCGGCAGCATGATGCTGTGGCAGGCCGTGATCTGGCTGACCAATGCCGCGCTGTGGGCCAACCCGGTGGTGTGGATCGTTGTCGCCGTGATTGCCTTGGTCGCCGCCATCGGCGCCGCGATCTACTACTGGGACGAGTGGACGGCGGCGCTGATGGAAACCGCCGCCTTCAAGTGGATCGCCGAACAGTTCGCCCTGGTGTCGGGCTGGTTCGATTCCATGGGCGGCTGGAGTGGCATCGCCAGGGCCGCCTGGGATGGCATCGTGGCCATCTTTACCAGCGCCATCAATAACCTGATCGGACTGCTGAACGAAGTCCCTGGCGTGGACATCGAGGCGATCGGCACGGTGCCCAATCTGCCCAACCAGGGCGACCTGGCGGCCGCGCAGAAGATGCAGCAGACCATCAACGCAGCCATCCCCAGCCTGTCGCCGCAGCGCGCCACGGCGGTGCCGCCTGGCGGCCTGCTGACCAGCATCCAGAACACCACCAGCCAGAACAAGGGCAACCACATCGAGAAGGTGGAGATCCACACCAGCAAGCCCATGAGCCCGATGGAGCTGGAAAGCATGATGGAGATGGCCGCCGGATGACCCTCTACATCGACCTGCTGATCCAGGACAACGACCTGGCCCTGGATCTCGGCCGCCAGCCGTTGCTGGTGGACGACCGCGCGAGCATCGCCCAGGACATCGCCCACATGATCCGCGAGAGCGGCCTGCTGGTCACCCTGGTGGCCGAGCGCGACCGCCTGCGGCAACGCGACTGCATCCAGCAGCTGGAGCTGTTGGTGGAGGCCGACGAGCGCCTGGTGCCCGGCACCGCGAAGATCCGCGAGGTGGACGCCGGCCAGTACCTGGTGACCGCGCGCACAGTTGAATTTGGAGCCATTGAGGTGACCCTGTGACCGTAGATTTCAAGCAGGCGCTCAGTGACGCCGGCATTCCGACCACCGAGGAAGGGCTGCGCCAGGCCTGGGAAAGTGAGGTGGCCGCGCAGGGCAGCGCGCTGAGCAACACCAGCGCCTATTCGCCGTTCTGGCGCATCGTCACCGCCCTGGTGACCAAGCCCGCGCTGTGGCTGATCACCTTCATCAGCGGCACAGTGCTGCCGAACTTCTTTGTGAAGACCGCCACCGGCGCCTGGCTGGACATGCTGGCCTGGGCGGTGAACGTCGAGCGCAAGGGCGCGACCAAGGCAAAGGGCGTGCTGCTGTTCACTCGCCTGGCCGCTGGCGGCGCTCTGGAGGTGCCCGCCGGCACCGTGGTGCAGTCCGCGGCGATCAACGGGCATATCTACCAGCTGGTGACGACCGCCGTCGGCCAATTCACTGACGGGGTGATGCAGCTGGAGATCCCCGTGGAGGCAGTGGACACCGGCAGCGGCTACAACCTGGCGCCCGGTTACTACGCCATCCTGCCGACCCCAGTCCCGGGCATCGCCCAGGTGGTGAACGCCGACGGCTGGCTGAGCAGCCCAGGCGCGGATCCAGAGGCCGACAACGAGCTGCGACTGCGCGTGCGCAACCAGTTTTCCGCCGTGAACCAGTGGCACACCGACGCGGTGTATCGGGCACTGATCACGGCCTTCCCGGGTGTGCGCCCCGATGGCGTGTACTTCCAGCACGGGGCACCGCGCGGGCCTGGTAGCGCCAATGCCTACGTGCTGTTCGAGGCGGACGTGCCGGCGGCCACTTACCTGGAACAGATCAACGATCACATCCGCGACCAGGGCAACCATGGCCACGGCGACGATCTGCTGGTGATGGAAATGCCCGAGACCCTGCACGCCATCCAGCTGGACGTGTGGCCCCGTTCGACGCTGACCGCCGAGCAGCGCCAGACCCTGCTGGAGAACATCGAGCTGTTCGTGCGCGCCGCTTTCCGCGAGAGCACGACCACCGATTACCAGCCGACCCAGACCTACCCGCAGTCGCGCTTTTCGTTCAGCCGACTGGGCGAGGAACTGCACAAGCAGTTCCCCGGCATCGAGTCGCTGCACTTCGCCAATGCCGACATCGTGTCGGAACTGACCATCCCCAGGATCCAGAGCCTGCAGGTGGTGCCGCATGATTAAGCTCGGCCTGCCCTTCTGGCTGGACGGCCCCGAGCTGGCGAAGCTCAAGGCCGCCGCGCAAACCTGGTGGACAAAGGTGGAGGGCTGGCTGCGCTGGCCACTGCTGCAGATGGACGCCGACACCTGCCACCTGACCATCCTGGATCTGCTGGCCTGGCAGCGCGACATCACGCGCTTCAAGGGCGAGCCCGAGGCCCTGTATCGACTGCGGGTGAAGTACGCCTTCATCAACGCAGTGGACGCCGGCAGCACCGCCGGCATGAAACGCATTCTGCAGCGCCTGGGCGTTGGCTACGTCGAGATCGAAGAACGCCACCCCGACCGCGACTGGGACGTGGTGCTGCTGCAGCTGAGCAACACCCAGCTGGCCGAGAACCCCGAGCTTTTGCGCGTGCTGATTCAGCAGTACGGCCGCACCTGCCGCCGCTATGACTTCGTGACCATCACCCCGGTGGTGCTGCGCGTGGTCGCCATCGACTTCAACGACGATCAGCAGACGCTGGTCGCCAGCCTGTAGGAGAGCCCCATGGGTGCCAGCATTACCCTTGCCGGTGAAAGCCTGATTGCGCAGAAACAAGGCGCGCAGCAGATCCTCACCGTGTCCCGCTTCATCCTGGCCAACGTGCCCGGCATCAACCCCAACGGGCCGGTAGATCGAGCCGCCGGCAAGCCTGCGGCCGGGCAGATCGTCGGCACCTACGACGTGACCGACGCCGGCTACGTGAACCCCAATCAGGTGGTTTACAGCCTGATGCTGGGCAGCGATATCGGCGATTTCGACTGGAACTGGATCGGCCTGGAAACCGCCGAGAACGTGCTGCTGATGGTGGCCTACGTGCCCACCCAGCAGAAACGGCGCAATATCCCGCCGCTGCAGCTGGGGAACAACGTCACCCGCAACTTTCTGGTGGTATTCGACGGCGCCCAGGCGCTGACCGGCCTGACCATCGACGCCAGCACCTGGCAGCACGACTTCACCGTGCGTCTGGCCGGCATCGACGAGCGCGAGCGCCAGAGCAACCGCGACATCTTCGGCCGGGCGTGCTTCTTCGGCAGCGCGCTGCAGCTGGAGAAAGTGGGCGCGGTGTACCAGCTCAAGCCTGGCACCGCCTACGTGGAAGGCGTGCGCCTGCAGCGCGCTGCGGCGCTGCCCGTGGTGCCGCCGGCATTCCCCACCACCGCCTGGCTGGACGTGGCCCTGCAACGAGAGCTGAGCGACGTGGTGGCGAGCTGGAGCGTGGTCTGGGGCGCTGGAAAAGTGGACTACGTGGACAGCGCCGGCGTGCAGCACTACTGCGTGGCCATCGCGGATCTGCCGAACAGCAACACCATCACCGACAGCCGCCCAGTGGAGAACATCGCCGGCCCGCTGGTGGCGCACTTCGCCGCCCGCGTGGGCGACTACGCCGGCCTGCGCGCCCGCGCGACCACCAAGGACGACGTGGGCCTGGGCAACCTGCCAAACGCCAAGAGCGACGACCCGACGAGCAACAGCAGCGATGTACTCGCCTCGACTAAGGCAGTTTCAACAGCAAAGAAACAGGTCACGGACAGCCTCGTTGGTCAAGTGTCCGCATTCGCCAGTGCCAACCCTCCGGCGGGTTGGCTCCGTTGCAATGGCGCTGCGGTGTCTAGGACGACTTATGCCGATTTATTTGCCGCGATCGGCACACGATTTGGCGCTGGTAACGGCGCCACTACGTTCAATGTTCCGGACCTACGCGGCGAGTTTGTTCGCGGCCTTGATGAGGGGCGTGGAATAGATTCTGGTCGAGCACTGGGAACGGTCCAGAGCGACAGCCTGCGCAGCCACGACCACGGATTGAAAACCCAGGTCGGGGTGACCGGTTATGGCGAACTGGTACTGAAAGATTTCTCGGGGCCTGGACACCCTTGGTACGAACTGCCGTTCGGCGTAGCTAATGATGAGGCCAGTGCAGGGTATCGGGTGGCCACCTTCGCCACCGGTGGTGCTGAGACTCGTCCACGCAACGTGTCCCTACTTTTCTGCATCAGATTCTGAGGTTCTCCATGCAATCGAAAACGGTTTATCAAATTGATCATGATGGCTTCTTTACCGGAGTAGCCCAGGCTGACGAATGTCAATTTGAGGAAGGGGTATGGCTCATCCCCGCCGGATGTGTGGAGTCGCCACCACCTATCACGCCTGAGGGGAAGGCGGCACACTGGGGCGGAAGCAGTTGGAGCTTGGTGGATAACCTGATCGGACGGGTCGCCTATGAGTGTAATACAGGGAGGCCGATACAGATTGACCGCCTAGGCGCGCTGCCACTGGGCTATACCCTGGAAGCGCCAGCCCCATACCAAGTATGGCGCGACAACAAATGGCAAGACGACACTTCAGCAGTGCTCACTCGGCTCTATGCTGAGCAGTACCAAGCCATAAACTCGGCCTGTGAACAAGCGATCACTGCCGGCTTCCAATCCGACGCCCTTGGCGCTACCTACCAATACAGCAGCCAGCTGGACGATCAGCTGAACCTGACCGGGGCCATCCTGCGCGGCCTCGACATGCCCTACGCATGCCGGGACGAGCAGGGCGTGAAGGCTTTCCGCCTGCACACCGCCGCGCAACTGCGCCAGGTGGGCGACGACTTCACCCTGTACAAGCTGCAGCTGCTGCAGCGCGCCAACGAGCTGAAACAGCAGCTGGATCTGGCACTGGCGGCCGGTGACGCCGAGGCCATGCAGACCATCACCTGGGAGGGCGCAGAATCGTGACCTGGGCGCCCGTGACCATGCGCTGGCCCGAGCAGGCCACCCAGTGGATGGGCCAACTGGCAGCGGCCAAGGATCTGGCCGGCAGCGAGCTGGCCAGCACTGCCCAGCGCCTGGCGGGCCTGGACGGCCTGGCCACCACCAGCCCCGGCCCAGTCGGCGGTGCCGCACAGGGTGCCATCGCCGCCGGGCGTGCCGCGCTGACCGCGCAGCTCGGCGAGGCGCCGGCTTGCCTGGCGGTGACGCCGTTCCAGTCTGGCATCGGCCAGGGGCGAGGCCATCAGCGCTTTCTGTCCGCCCCCAACCTGCTGCAGCACCTGGCCGACAAGCTGGTGGACAACGCGGACACCGGGCGCCCGGCTGGGCCCCAGTACGCGCTGTCGATACTGTTCCTGGCCACCCGTTACGACCAGTTGGCGGACACCCTGGCGCGCTTCAATGCCCTGCTGCCCGTGCCCGACCTGGTGCGCACCGAACGTCGCGCCCGACACCTGTCCAAGCTGGAGGCGGAAAAGTGGGAGAGGCCGAGCGCTGGCCCGCTGCCGCGCTGGGGCGCGCTGCCCCTGGAGCGATGCACCATCACCAAGGCGGCGAAGCAATCCATGGCGGGGCAGTTGGCCGTCCTGGAGGGCTACGCCGCCGACAGCTCGCCGATGGCGGATCTGGCCGCGCTGGCCGGGCGCAAGGCTGGCCAGCAGCAGGCGCGCGACCAGAAGCTGGCCGACCTGCAAGCCTTGCTGGCCGGCGGCAGCTCTGACGACACCATGCGCGCCCGGCTGATCGGCCCCGGCACCCCGGCGCAGCTGCGCGCCGGCATGCTCGAAGGCCAGGCGCCAGGCCATGAGTGGGTGCTGAGCGCCGGCATGATGCTGGTGGGCTCGCTGGACGGGCTGAGCTTTGTGCGTGAACTGGTGGGCCTATGACGCTGCTACTGGATGGCCAGAAGGTGCGCGGCAAGGGCCTGAAAGTGACGGCCAACCTGCGCATAGAAACCGAGGATATGTCCGGGCAGACCAGCAACACGGCGGCGGCGCACAAGGGCTTCAAGCCCAAGACGCTGACCGTGGCGCTGCTGATCCCCTACAAGGACAGCGCCCACCTCACCCAGCTGATGGCCTGGGCCCAGGCCACCCAGAACGGTGGCCAGCGCCATGTTTACCGAATCGTCAACGACACGGCCGAGGCCTTCGGCGTGCGCCAGGTGGAGTTCAGCGACAACCTGAGCGCCCGCGAGGACGACAGCCTGGCCGCCTGGCGCGTGCAGTTCAGCCTCACCGAAAAGCTGTCCACCGCCGAGCGCGTGGAAACGCGCCGCCCCGGCAACCCGGTGAAGAAGCAGAGCGCACCAGGGCAAGCGGTCGCCACCACAACGCCAGCCGCGGCTGATGGATCTGGCAACGCAACGGCCAGCCAGCCGGCCGAGCTGAGCGGCTTCGAGCAGGTGCTGAAGCGCCTGGACGAGTCGCTGGCATGAGGCTGCACAAGGTACTGACGGTCGCCGGCAAGGTCTGCCCGCTGGTGAAAGAGGAAGTGCGCCTGGATCTGCGCAGCGCCGGCCGGGCCAGCTTCACCATCAAGGCCGAGGCCCCCGTGCGCGGCCTAGTGATCCTGGACGTGGGCTACAACGAGCGAGCCCTGCAACGCCACTTCATCGGCCACGTGGAGCGCTGCACGCCAGCCAACAGCCAGCAGCAGGTGCTGTTCTGCCGCGAGCTGACCAGCGTGCTGGCCCTGCCGCTGCCGATGAACCTGCGGCATGTGGATCTGCACCAGGTGCTGGCCGAGATCGGCGCCCGCACCGGCCTGCGCTTCCGCGTGCCCGACAAGGCCTATGCCCGCACGAAAACCGCCTACTTCTACAACCTCGGCGCCGGCTTCCAGGCTATGGACAGCCTCGCCCAGGTGTTCAGCATCCCCGACTTCATCTGGCAGCAGCAGGGCGACGGCGAAGTATTCGTGGGCAGCTGGGCCGACAGCTTCTGGGGCACCCGTGCCCCACTGCCCCTGCCGGTGGAGCTGTTCGACAGCTACCAGGGCAACCAGAGCGCCATGGTGGCGGCCCTTCCAGGCCTGCGCCCCGGCGCAGCAATCAACCAGGGCGAGCGCGTCACCGCCGTGACCCTCGCCGGCACGCAGATGGCACTCCGATGGAAGACGCAATCCGCCGCGCTGTAGAGCGCCAATTTCCCGAGCTGACCGGCCGCTACCACCTGCCCCGCTTCGGGCGGGTGGTGGCCGTGCCTGACGCCCCCGCCGACCCAGGCCTGTGCGACGACTTCCGCCCGCGCTTCGGCGTGGATGTCGAGGTGCTGCTGCCCGACGGCGAGCCTGACCCCGATCTGCCCATTCTCGAAAGCCTGGCCCTGCCGGCGCCGATGGGCGGCCAGGAAAAGGGCATGTTCGGATTCCCCGAGGAAGGCACCACCGTGGTGGTGTGCTTCGCCTACGGCCTGCCCCACAAGCCGTACATCGCGCAGATCCTTCCGCACGGCCTGAGCCTGCCGAAGGTGCCGAAGGGTGACCAGCTGTGGCAGCACAGCGAGGCCTGCCAGCAGCGCGTGGACGCCGACGGCAACTGGCTGCGCCAGACCGATGGGCGGATCCGCGACGAGGCCGTGGAGCGCCAGGTGGAAGCCCTGGACAACGCCGAGCACTACCAGAGCACCACCGTGGAGGTGGACGACCACAGCACCGAAACGGTGGGCGGGGTCAAGAAAGTGGAGGCGCTGGGCGCGCTCAAGCTGCTATCCGGTGGATCCGCGAGCCTCGCAGCCGTGGACGATCTGCACCAGGCAACCGGGCGCGACCTGAACCTGGTGGTGGGCCAGAAGCTGAACGCCACCGTGGGCGGCGATATGGCCGAGAAGATCCAGGGCATGCGCGATAGCGTGACCGCCGTCAGCCAACGCTTACAGGCGCCGAAGACCTGGGTGGGCTCAGGTGGCGTTAACGTGCTGCAGGTGTTGTGCGACCTGATCGACCTGGTGGAGGCCATGAACACCCAGCTGGCCGCCCACACCCACGTGCCTGGGCCAACCCCGAGCCCAGCCGATGCAAGCCAGTTCAACGCGAAGGCCGCACAGGCCCTGCTGCTGGCGGGCAAACTGAAGCCCATCACGCTCTAACCATCAGACGCCCAACAGCCCGCCACCTGGCGGGCTTTTTTCATGCCATCGAGAGCCTGCCGACGGGGTTTACCTCATGCCCGTGCAGGCCAGCTGCGCGCGCCCTCAGAAAAAACCAGCTGGCCGGAAAACCGAGGGTGAAAACGGACTTTTCCCCCTCCCGCCGACGCGGCTTGTGTCGAAAAATTGTGCAAACCGTGGGTGCGGTGAAAGATGGTCGCCGGGCCAGCAGTGGCGCGGGGCTTGGCGGCCTGGTGTGGTTTTCACGCTGTGAAAGGATTTGCAGGGGTGTGCAAGGCGGTACAGTCCAGAGTGTCCACATTGCGTCCACACAGCGGCGAGACATTGGCGAATTGTGCCCGGCAATATCCCTAAAAACCTGGCTTCTTGGTAGTTTTCCCAGAGGGCAAGGCATCCTTATGCGGGCTCATAATCCTTTGGTCCACGGTTCAAGTCCGTGTGGGCCCACCAAACAAGAAAGCCGCGCAATGCGCGGCTTTTTCGTGTCTGAATGTTCAGTTGGCAAAGTTCTCGATCTTCACCTGTCCTTCGGGAAAGGTTGCGATGATTTCCAACTCGCCGCCCATCGCGCGTATGTAGTTGCGCAGCGTGCTGATGTACATGTCGGTGCGCCGCTCCATCTTCGATATTGCCGCCTGGTTGACATGCAGTGTCTTGGCCAGCGCGTCCTGGCTCAGCGCCTGAGCCTGACGTAGTTCGTGCAGCGGCATTTGCGCTCGCAGCTTCTGGTGCAGCGCATCGACACGCGCCTGTGACTCAGGAGAGCGTCGCGCCACTAAATCAGCAAATTTTTTAGCCAT